TGTACGGCCTCGGTCAGGTCGGGACGCTTCAGGGGGCCATCTACGAGGACTTCGAGGTCGTGGAGGGTATCGATGTCAGCCGAGCCAAATTCGTCGCCCTTGGGCTTGACTGGGGCTTCAGCAACGACCCTACGGCATTGGTCGCTATCTACCGCCAAGGGGACTGCATCTTGGTGCAGGAACTACTGTACTCCACGGGACTGACCAACCAAGACATCGCAGACAAGTTGCGGTCCTTGGGCATCACAAGGGCTTGGGAAATCGTTGCGGATTCAGCAGAACCTAAGAGTATCGAGGAAATCTACCGACTTGGCTTTAATATCAAGCCAGCGGAGAAAGGCCCCGATTCGGTTCGGAACGGGATAGACATCCTGAAACGCTTTAAGTTGCAGGTTACCAAGGATAGCACCAACCTCATCAAGGAATTGCGGTCCTACACTTGGGCAACCGACAAGGAAGGCAAGAACACGGGGGTCCCGATTGACTCGTTCAACCACGCCTGCGATGCGATGCGGTATGTGGCTCTCAACAAGTTAAGGGTCAGTAACTCGGGAAAGTACGTTGTGGTTTAACTTTGAGGCATGAACACCGAACGCATCCTTGACCTGCTAATCGAAATCGGGAAGACGCTTGCAGCCATTTTCTTTATCCTCACCCTACTAACCCTCCTTTGGACCTTATGAAAGTCGTCCACTATTACCACATTTACTGCGGAGGCAACTGGCAGTTAATCCTCAACCAGCACATGATGGCTGTGTGCAATTACGGGCTTATCAACGTCTTGGATGAGATAAGGGTCGGCATTGTCGGTCCACCCGAACAACGCAAGGCGGTCAAGGAGGTGCTGGAAGGCTCAATGGTGGCTGATAAGGTCAAGGTCGTGGTTACCCGGACCAACGCTTGGGAGCAGGCGACGCTGACCGAAATGTACCGGGCAAGCCAAGAGGAAGAAGCCGTGTACCTGTACGCCCACACGAAGGGGGCAAGCGACCCGTCCCTCATCAACCAACTTTGGAATCGAAGCATGACCTTCTTCAATGTTGTGGCTTGGGAACGCTGCCTGCAACTGCTGGAAGGCGTGGATGCGGTGGGATGTCATTGGATTACCAAGGAGCAGTTCCCTCACATGGCGGATCACAACAACCCCGACGGCTATCCCTACTTTGGGGGAACCTATTGGTGGGCCAAGTCTGAACATATCAGGGAACTGGGTGAGCCGGAACGCAAGCAGAGGTGGCAGGCAGAGCATTGGATTGGCAAGAAGCCTGACACCAAGGTCCACGACACCAACCCCGGTTGGCCTTCACCCGAACGCTTTGTAATTACTTTTTAATGCAGATAGTCGTTGCACGGTATAACGAGGACTTGACTTGGCTCAATCCTTACAAGCAGCATTGCGTCATCTACAACAAAGGGGAAGCCATTGACCTCCCAAGCATTGCCTTGACCAACATTGGAAGGGAATCGCATACCTACCTGCACCACATCATTGAGAACTACAATCGCCTTGACGATGTAATCCTTTTCACGCAGGGCAAGCCCTTTGACCATTGCCCAAAAATTACGGACCACATTGACATCATCCTTGATGAAGGGATGGATATTCCCTTCTTAAACCTATCGCAATGGGTCCTACAAATTCACGGGTTAAACTGCAACGCTTGGCCTTACCATTGTTGGCCGAACCTTTTGCCGGAAGTCGTTGAGTTTTTATTCGGGCAAACGATTGATCAGCAGATTTGGTTTGGAGCAGGGGCAATCTTTGCGGTTCGCAAGGAAGCCATCCAGCAACGGCCCTTGAAGTTCTATCAAAGAGCAATCACGCTACTACCACCAATGGCTGACTGTCAAGGCTACGGCCATGCCTTTGAACGGCTATGGCCCACAATATTCAACGCACTATGAAAGATCTATTTTCACGACTATCCGAGTTAGATATTGACTCAATGTCAACCGAAGAACTGGAGCGTTTACTACCTGAATTTGGGATGAACAACGAGATTCTTCACGAAATGCCGAGCCACCTGTCCGACTACTTCGGGAAGGGCTTGCGGTTTTGGCAGTACCCCAACCAATTTGCAAAACTGCTCAAGCACATTCACGGCAAGCCCATCAACTCCTACCTTGAGATTGGATGCCGATGGGGTGGGACTTTCGTGATAATCAACGAAGTCCTCAAGAAAACTAACAAGGAACTAAAGTCCTTTGCGGTGGACCTTATTGAGCCATCCGAAATCCTGAACCAGTACAACGATTATTGGCCCTTCACTTACATAGAGGGGAACTCGATGTTGTTCCAAACCATTAGCCCCAAACTACCGAGCCAAGTTGACTTCGTGTTTATTGATGGCGACCATTCCTACGAAGGGGTCAGGCGTGATTTTGAGAATTCACTTACTTTAAACCCTGCCTACATCATGCTGCATGACATCAATAGCGTTGCCTGTCCGGGTGTTGTTCGCTTTTGGAATGAGATAAAGGGCAACTACAAGCACCACGAATTTATTGAGGGGTACGCATCGGTCAGGGATAACTACTTGGGAATCGGCATCATTGAACTATGAGTTACGACTTCGCCATTGTAGGTTCGGGTTTCTTCGGTGCGATTTGTGCCAAGCACTTGCACGACCAAGGCAAGAAGGTCGTGGTTATTGAGAAACGCAACCACATTGGCGGTAACTGCTACACCGAGGTCAAGAGCGGTATAACGGTTCACACTTACGGACCGCACATCTTTCACACGAACAAGAAAGAGATTTGGGACTGGATTAACCAATATGCAGAGTTCAAGCCTATCCGCTTGCAGGTCATGGCTACGGCCAAGGGAGGCGTTTATTCCCTTCCATTTTCGATGCACACCTTCAATCAGGTCTATGGTGCTACAACACCCCAAGAGGCCATGCGTTGCATTGAACGGGATTCGGATTGCGCTGACGATGGCAGCCTTAAATCCGCTGCTATCAAGAAAGTCGGTAGGAAGGTTTACGAGTTGCTAATCAAGGGCTATACCGAAAAGCAATGGATGAAGCCTGCAACGGACCTCCCGGCAAGCATTGTAAATCGCTTGCCCGTTCGGATGACCTACGACAACAATTACTTCAACGACCAATTCCAAGGCATCCCGGTTGGTGGCTACACGCCAATCTTTGAGAAACTACTTGAGGGGGTTGACTTGCTGCTCAACACGGACTTTTTTACCGACCCATTGCCGGATGCCGAGAACCTAATCTACACGGGTCCGATTGACAAGTTCTTTGACTACCAGTTTGGTCCTTTGGAGTATAAAACAATTAGGCACGAACACGAATGGGTTTTTTCAAACAACGTGCAGGGATGCCCCGTGATGAACTACACGGATGCCGAGGTCCCATACACCCGAAAGATTGAACACAAGCATTTTGCCCAAGAGGAAGGGTACGGCTCTTGGGTCAGCACCGAATACCCCCAAGAGTACATTCCCGACAAGACCGACCCCTACTACCCGGTCAACGACCAAGCGAACAACAAGGTGTATCAGTCCTACAAAGAATTAGCCGATTCAACTCCGAATGTTTACTTTGGAGGAAGGCTCGGTCAGTACAAGTACTTTGATATGCACCAAGTCATCGAGGAAGCACTAACCTTCTGCAAAACCAAACTCCTATGAAACTCCAAGACCTGACCATCGACCAGTTCCAACGCATCGGAGCCATTGAGTTTTCAAGCGTGCTGGGCGACTACGACAAGCGAGCAGGGGTCGTCGCAATCGTTGAGGGGGTCAATATATCACTTGTCCGAGAGATGCCCGCCAAGAGCGTCCTAAAGCGTTACAAGGCCATTATCAGCGAGTGGAACGCATTGCCTGCCTTGGGTTACAAGCGAAAGTTCAAAGCCGGGGGCAAGTGGTGGATTCCAACGGTGTTTACGGATGAGTTGACCGCTGGGCAGTTGATAGAGTTAATGGACGCAAACACCACGGACGAGAAACAACTCCTGCAGAACCTCCACCGAATCATGGCTACTCTATGCCGGGAGGGCGGTCTATTCGGATTCTTTCCGAAAAAGTACGACGGGGCTGCCCATGCGGAGCGAGCCGAACTCATGAAGAAACACGCCAAGGTCGGGGACGTTTGGGGCGTTGTCAGTTTTTTTTTGCTAAGTTCCGAACCCTACTTGAAAGTTTTGAGCGACTATTCCAAGCACCTGATGAAGACGGCCGAGGGGCTGACGTAAGCCCTCTCGCAGGGTACGGTTGGCTGATGGTCGTGTGGCGGATGGCAAACAAGGACGTGCTAAAATTCGATGCCATCTTCGCAATGAAGGCGGTGGAGTTCTTGAACTACGCACTCCTGATTCACGATATTTTGGAAGCCGAACGGATGGAGGCGGAGCGAGCGAGGCGCAGATAGACACATTCCAGCACGGGGGACATTTACCCACATGGAAACAACCATCCTCGCCAATGGCAAACCCGTAGGCAAGTTCGGCAGCGGTTCGATGAAGGGCATCGACCAAACCGCTTTGGAGGGGATTGGTTCAGTCGTCGGCCCCAAGGGTGGAGGCAAGTCGCCAACCCATGACGTGCTGCTCAAATGGATTGAACGGGTCATCGAACTTGCGAAGAAGAACCTCGAGGCAGCCAACGCAAACGCAGGGGGAACGCTATCGGCATCCATCGCCCCCGAAGACATTGAACTATCCGCAAAGCAAATCGTCGTGGCTATCATGGCCAACCCCTATTGGAAGTACGTTGACCAAGGGGTTCACGGAAGGTCATCGAGTTACATATCCGCAAGGGACTCAAAGTTTAGGTACGAAAACAAGATTCCACCACCCCAAGCCATAGCGGACTGGATTGCAAATAAGGGCATTCCTGTCGTTCCAACCTACTCACGCAAACTTGAGCGGATGCGGACGAAGCAGGAGCAAGGATTGGTCATGGGTAGGTCTATTGCCTTTGGCATTCGTGAGCGAGGTGTCGAGGGAACCAAGTTCATGAGCAACGCCCTATCCCCCGAAATGATAGACGTTTTGGTGAACACAATCGCTGAAACTTTGGGCAAATCGGTCAGTTTAGCAACCAAACTATAAAATGGCAACAACCGTCCTATCAGGGTCGCCTCTCGTAGCAACCCCCGTTTACAACAAGATGCTCTTCAAGGTCAGCGGTTCGCTGATTGCACAACCGAACTACCGCTACGTCTGCGATGTCAAGAACCCAGCAGGGACGACCCTTGCCCGGCTCAAGTGCGACAAACTGCCCAGCACCAACTTCGGGTTCTTCGATGTCGCCAAGGTGGTTGAAACGCTGATTGCCCCGACTAAGCCATCGCTGACCCAAACGGGCTTCGTTGACCATGCCGGGTATTATTCGGGATATCGCCTCGACTTCATGGAGGAATACGGGAACACCCCAGTCGTGCAGACGGGAACGGTAACCACCGTCAGCGGGGTCATGGCATTTGCGGGGAACTTGGAGCAGTTAGAACTTGCGACTTGGAGTAGCACCCTTTATTTTCCAAGCACGGTCAGCGATGAAGTAAGCGAAGCCCTTACCTCCGTTGCAAACCGAATCGTTTACTCAAACGGCTACGGATGGCTCGCAGTAGGTCAGTCGGGAAGCGTTTACACGGCAGCGGCCGTTCAATACTTCAACTCGGCAGGGGTTTCGCAGAGGTCCTTTGAGGTCGCAGTTCCAAGCGGAATCGCATCCCAGACCATCAACCGCTTTGGTGCTGGACCGATGAACCTTAAATCCTTGACTTCGGGTCAATGCTCCGATAGTCAGGCAGGGTCGGTGAGTTTCCCAACGGGAGAGGGAGCCTACTATACTATTGCCTTCTTAGATAGCGGAGGCAATACGACAAAATCATACAGGTACACGCTTGGCCCCTGCGAGCGATTCAACTCCATCCCAGT